TCTAATACAAACTGTTTTGATAAACCATATTTTATAGTACATATTCTTGATATTAAATTAGTATTAGTACAAGTACCAAAAGTTAATATTAATGGTAAATTTACAGTTTTTAACCATAACTTTCGTATATACATTAATATTAAAGCTTCCGTCATAATAGAATATGTGCCATTTATATATAATATATTATTAACAATATTTAAATTAAATTTAATATCTATATTATTTAATTGATCTTTAATAATTAATGGTACTTTTATTTTTTTTTTCTTAATACTTAATGAAAAATTATTATTATTACCTTGATTTATAACAACACCAAAAAATCCCTTTCCTAATATTTTATCACAATTATTATTATTATAAATAATATTAACTAAATTTTTTTTAATATCATTAATATTATTATTTTTAATAAAACTAATAATGTCATTCATGTGTTTTGTTACAGTAAATTTTTTTTTATTATTCATTAATATTATTTATAAATTACTTTTTTTAAATTATTTTTAATTATTTAAATGATGAAATATATTCCCATTTTAAATATTTACATATTTTCTCCCATATTTCATCATTTTCCATTATTTTATCAGGATCTTTATGTAATGAAAAACATTCTAATAAATGATCTAAATTTAATAATTCACAAAATTTATATAAAACGTATGAATAAGATAAAAAATTTTTCCTACCATTTTGTTTAAAAATTTCCCATGGTTCTTGAATTTTTATAAACATTGATATAAATATTTTCTCCATATCTTTTGTTATTTTTGGTGGTGGTAAATTATTTATTTTATTAATAATATATGAAACATGTTCATAAAAAATATTATATTCCAATTTTTTTAATATACTTTTTACTAGTTTTTTTGTTAAAATTGATAAATCTTTTATTCTATTTTTATTTAATTCTTTTAATATATCTATAAAAACTTGTTCTGGTATATCTGGATTTTGTTTTGCTTGAAACTGATTTAACCATTCTCTAAAATGATTTAATCTTTTATACGGTGAATAATCTTTTATTTGTCTGTCTTCATCTATTATTATATTTTCACTATCACCACAGCAAGGACATATATAAGCACTTTCAGCTAAATCTAAAATTTTTTCAATATGACAATCATTACAATATTTAATTCTATTTGCACCATTATCATGATTAATTCTAACACCTTCAATCCTTTGACAATATTTATCATATAATAATGCTTTATTGATATTTTTATTAATAACATTTTTTTTTTCAAAAAAGTCTAATATATTTTTACTAACTTTAATATTATCATCAATATTATCTCTAATTTTATAATAATCCATTATTAAATCTCCTGATAAATCATAATAATCCATTTCACATAAATTATAAACATTAATATTATTATATTTATTTTCTAATTCTTCTTTTTTTTCTAATATTTCATTTAATTTATTATTATTGGTTTTAATATTATATAAATCATTATTTAATGATTCAATATTTAATAATATATTGTTTTTTTCTTCTTTTAATTCATTAAAATATTTGACCATTTCACGATGTTTATTATCTAAAGTATTTATTTCTTTTACATGTTTATTTTTATGTTTATTCATAATATAATATTATAAAAAGTTTTTAAATAATAATAAAATATATAATAAAAAATTTATAAATTAATAAAAAATATATAAAAAAATTTAATTTAATAAAATTTTAATTTAAAAAATTAAAAAAATATAAAAATTTTTATATATAAATTTTTGCGTTATAATTAATATAAAATTAATTTAATTTTTTTCTATATATTATTATATATTAATAATGGGCGGTGGTTTAATGCAATTAGTTGCCTATGGGGCACAAGATGTTTATTTAACTGGTAATCCTCAAATTACTTTCTTTAAAGTTGTATATCGCAGACATACTAACTTTTCTGTTGAATGTATACAACAAACATGGAATGGTGCTGCCGATTTCGGTCGCACTGTTACCTGCAACATTAACCGTAATGGTGACTTAATTACTAATATGTATGTTGCTGTTGAATTAAATGGTGTTGTTGCTAATTCTGTTAACTGGGGTTATGTTAATCGTTTAGGTCATGCTTTAGTTGAAAATGTTAAAATTGAAATTGGTGGTTCTAAAATTGATGAACAATATGGTGATTGGTTAAATATATGGTATGAATTAACTAACAAATCTGGACAAGAACGTGGATATAAACGTATGATAGGTAATGTACCTGAATTAACTAATATTTCCACTACTGCTAAACCTAAATATCAATTATATGTTCCTTTACAATTCTGGTTTAACCGTAATAATGGTCTTGCTTTACCCTTAATTGCTTTACAATATCATGATGTACGTATTACTCTTAAATTCCGTGAACAATTACAATGTATCAACTATCGTGGCGCTACTGCTCCTACCTTTTCTGCTGCTTTAATGAAAGATTCTTATTTATTAATTGATTATGTTTATTTAGATTCTGAAGAACGTAAACGTTTCGCTCAAGCTTCTCATGAATATTTAATAGAACAATTACAATTCACTGGTTCTGAATCTTTAACTTCTGCTTCTAATAAATACAGATTAAACTTTAACCATCCTAGCAAATATTTAGTATGGGCTCCTCATTTACAAAAATATTTAACTCGTGGTGCCTATGTAGGTTATGCTAGTGATGGAAACTGGGAAGTTGCCCGCGATAGATATGCTAAATTATTAGCAATTGCTCAATTACCTGGAACAATTGACCATACTGCTAATTCTAAAATAGAATATACTGCTGTTGGTACTGAAATAGATGGTGGTAAGAAAGGTGATGTTATTGAACCTGCACGCTCTGCCGCTGCTGTAAATGGTATTGCAGTTGGTAAAATAGAAGTTAAATTTGTAGCTCAATCTGATGTTGCCACTACTAAGAAAGTAACTTTATCTGAAGGTACTACTGATGCTGAACTTTTTAATAATTTATTAGATAATATGATAGTTATTCGTAATGATTTAACTATAGAAGATATATCTACTGCTATTACTGATCAATATTCCGGTACTGGAACTGCTGCTGTTAAGACTACTTTAGTAAATTATTTCGCATACAACGTTATTAATTATTTCAATTATGGTAACTTTATTGATGGATCTGACAACCCCGTATATTCTGCTAAATTACAATTAAACGGACATGATCGTTTCCAATCTCGTGATGGTTACTACTTTAACTATGTACAACCATTCCAACATTTCTCTAATACTCCTGCAGATGGTATCAATGTTTATAGTTTTGCATTAAAACCTGAAGACCATCAACCAAGTGGCACCTGCAACTTCTCTCGTATTGATAATGCTACTTTACAATTAGATTTAGGTAAATTTAATGCTGCTGCTGATAGTGCATTTATAAATACTAATTTCAGCTCTTCTTCTAATTCTATTGTAAATATTTATACTGTAAATTATAACGTTTTACGTGTTATGTCTGGTATGGCTGGCACTGCTTATTCTAACTAATTCATTGGAACATAAATTTAAAAAAATATTTAATTGTGTAGCTTTATTAATATTACTTAATTCATTAGAACAAATATTTAAAAAAAAATTATATTTTATATTATTATTTAATTGATTAACTAATTTATTAATTAAATAATATTTGCGATTTAAATAACATGTTAATTGTTTATTTTTCTTTTTTATTTTTTTGATACTTTTACGCCATTGATAGTAATAATTATAATATTTCATCATATTACAATATAAAAATACATATATATTTAAATCAAAATATATTATATAATGGTTCATGTAAAATATTATTAACTAATAATTTTTTATTAATTATGTCACCATGTTTAAAATATTTAATATATATGTAGTCATTATTAGAAGTTTTAATATTATTATTATATAAAATAAAATGAATAGGAATTAATGCATTATAGTATTTAATATTATATTTTAAACTTTTATCATTAATATGTATATCTAAAATAAGAGGTAAAATATGATAATTTTTTAATAAATTAGTTTTATAATATACATTATCTAATTTATAAATAACATTAATATTATAGTATTCAAAAAATATTTTTAATAATGTAAATGGAACTAATTTTAAAAATAATAAAATAAAATATTTATAATTATTATAAACATCATAATAATTATTATTATACTCAATACTATAAATATTTACATTAAAATTACCAATAATAAAATCACGTAAATTTAAATACAAAATTATAAAAAACTTATTCATAAAAAAATATATTAATAAATTTTTAAATATTTATTGTTTTAATAATAATTTTAAAAATATTGTATTTTCATAATTTTCATTTATAATACACTTTAAAAATTTGTTAATATATATATCATAAATATTTGTTTTATTTAATAATAACCATATGTAATATATAACAAATAAATATAAATAAAATTTAAAACCTTCATAAATATCATTTTGATTTAAAATAAATAATAAACTTATTTTAAATATTAATGTATTTATAAATATTATTAAAATTACAAAAAGTTTAACATTATTTAATAACATAATTATCATTAATATAATTGTAAATAATGTAATTATTATTATCCATATATATGGATTGTATTTTATAATGTTAAAAATATATAAATATGAAAATAATATTATATAAAAACTAAATGTTAAATCAATACGCATTATTTTTAATATTATATATATATATATATATAAAGAATTATTATTTAAAAAATATATAATTATGGATAAATTATGTAGTACATGGGATATATTATATCATAAAAATAAAGATGATTGGGAAAGTACAGGATATAAAAAAATATATTCAATTTCAACAATATCAGATTATTGGAAGTTTTTTAGTGTATTTAATAATTATAATTATAATTCAATATTTATGATAAAAGAAAATTTTCCTATATGGGATAATAAAAATTACGTAAATGGTGGTTGTTGGTCATTTAAAATTGATAATTTACAAGGTTTTGAATTATGGAATGAATTAACAATATATTTAGTAACTAATAATTTATGTCCTAGTATTTATAATGATATTATTGGAATATCATATAATTTAAAAAAAAATAATAATACTATTATAAAAATATGGAATATGAATTCTAAAAATAATAACATAAATTTAATTAATAATTATATTGTTAAAAAATGGGGTGCAGAAATTATTTATATAAAAAATAATTTGTAATTAATAAGATTGACTTAATACTAATTTTATTTGTCCTAATGTTGCTATTTGATATGTAACAATTATTGGATAATCATTTTTTAAATACAAAATTACTTGATTACATAAATTTGTACATTTTGTAAATATTAATAAAAATTTTAACTCAAATAAACCTTGGACTATTTCATTCGTATTTGATGTTGTTGATATTATTGATAATCCTCCATTAGTTTCTCCTACTTCAAAATCTATATTACCTATTTCACCTTTTCCAGAAAAATAAAGTTTATTATTGGTAGCTTTAATTTCAATTTTATCAGTAGACGCAGCCATATCTTTACAATATTTATGAAAATCTTGTGAAGGTAAAGTAATTAAATATGGGAAATTAATAGGATCAATTTCATATGTATCTTCTTCAATATCCATTAAATTAAGTTTAAAAGTTTTTTTTTCTTTTCTTTCGGAGCTTTCAAGAACAATAATAAGTTTATTAATATCTTCATCATCAACAATCCATGACATTGTATCAAAATGTGACATACATTTTAAACATTTTAAAAGATTACTAATATCAATACCTAAAGTTAATTTTTTTTTATTATAATTATACTTATAAACATCAAATTTATCAGCTTCTAAGCGCATATAAACCAATATTTTTCCTGTTTTATTCAATTCTTTTAAAACAATTCCACCAATTTTTTTTTCTTCATTATTATCATCATTATCTAAATAATAAGGATAAAATATAAAATTAGCATCAGTTAATAAAGAATTAATAGTATCAATAACGATTTTAATAGCAGTTGCTTGAGATGTTTTTAGTTCTAATATATACATTATTAAATAAATAATAATATTCTTTAAAATAATTTTTAATATAAAAAAAATCTAAATAATATATATATATATATATATTTATAATGGTAAATACATATTGTTTAGTAAATCCATATATAAAAGGAGAAATGAAAACAAAAGTAAAGTGTAAAAACTCTCATGAAGCGGCTAATATTTTTTATAAAAGTTTATCAGAACATTTTAATAATTCAGTACCAAAATTTATGTTTACAATTCAAAAGGGATCATCTGGCGAGGGTAGTTTATATCATTTTGAAGTAAATGAAAAAAGAGAAAATGATGAAGTTAATTATTCAATTAAAATTATAAATAATCAAGTTAATAGTAAAACAGATTTATTTAAAAATAAATTAGATAATTTAAAAAATAAATTTAATCATGTTGGAGGAGAAGATTCAAAGAAAAGTAAAAAAGATGATTCATCTGACTCGGATTCTGATTCAGACGAAAAATTTTATAAAATAGCAAGAAAATATATTTTAAATAAAACTTCTGTACCTATATATTATTGGTGGTATTATCCATATTTATATCCTTTAGAATCTTTATATATACCAACATTTTATCCATATATAACACCATATATAGAATTAGCATTATAAAATTATAAATATTAGTTTAAAATAATTTTTTTTATATTATATTAATATATGTTATTTTTATCATCAAATTTTACAAATACAGGATCAATTACACCATTACCATATGCAATAAATGTTATACATTCTACATTAGATAAATTATTAGATCAAGCTGATACTCATGTAATAGATATATCAAATATAGTGTGTCCATATGAAGGATCATTAGATATAGCTATAAGTACACCAGCTAAAAATAAAAATATAAAACTTTCTGGTATTTTTGTTATAACAGAAAGTATAACTAATTCACAATCAACATATGTAATTAAAAATAAAATACATTCATTATTTAATATTGATGGTATTAATAATGTCTAATCCATTTTCTTAAAAATATAATATCTAAATAATGACATCCAAATAAAACTCTCTTTGTTAACACCTTTCAAGTCACCATAAAATGGTGTTATTTTATTGTAAAATGACTTATTTTTTTGGTTTTCTTCATATGGAACAACATTAATAAACCATTCTTTATTAATATGATACAAATTTAAAAACAAATCTGTATCAACTAATACACAATTACTATTTTTTAACGATTCTGTTAATAATTTTTGAGTTAATAAATATTCGCCAATATATTTTCCTTCTTGCATAATCCATGCCATATGTACATCTATCATATGACCTGGTTCATTTTTTAATTCATCAAATTTTTTAACAATTTCAAAAAATATTGTTTTTTGACCATTATCATCAGTATAATACGAAGTATATTTATCTTTATTATTTAATAATGTCATTACTTGCGCAGCATCAAAAGTAGTACAAATAATATAACCTTCATTTTTTAAATATTTAGTTATTGTATCATTTAAATTATTAATTGATAATTGTGTATCAAATAAATAATGTATTGCAAATTGAATATTAAATATATCAAATTGTTTATTTTTAATAAATATTTTGTCTATTAACTTTTTATTTTCTTGTGTCATATTTATTAATTTTTTTTCTTGATTTTCTGAAGTTAATGGAATAGTTGCATCGGCTTGAATAAATGTAACTTTTGAAAACTCTGGATAATTATGTTTATTTTTATTATATCTAGCCATAGCACTATCAATAATACCAAATAGATCTTCATAACTAGGATCAATACCAACATATTCATTAACTTTAGCATGATAAAATTTCATAATATCACCACCACGTCCACAACCAATATCTAAAATACTTTTCTTTTTTAATTTATTATTATCATAAAATGGCGCACAATATATTTTTATTAATGATGTTTTTATCCAATTATGAAACTCTCTATTTAATTTTCCTAAATTTGTAATTTTTTGATGATATGCATCTTGTGCTCTTTCTGATGATATTACTTTGGAATCTATTTTTTGTGATAATATATTTTTTTGTATATTATATGTTTTTGGATCAGCTAATTTTTTAATTTCATCTAATGTTATAGATTCACGTATTGATTTCCATATTTTAATTGCTACATCTTTATAATTTCCATATCGTTTATTATGTTTAATAACTAATTCTGTTTTATCCCATCTTGTTCTTAAAATAGTCCATTTATATTGATGTGGAACTGATAAGCTATTATTATAAATAATTTCTATAACAGTATTATCATTAATTAAATTACCTTCAATATCTCTTACTTCATTATTTTTATTTAATCCAAAAAATGCTTCATGATTATTTTCTTCTTTCATAAATGGTACTGGTATTTCTTTATTTCCAATACTATCATTAACATATAAATTAGCAACACGAAATATTTTATTATTAATATTACTTATTGAATTATCATATATTTCTAAAAATCCACCTGTTTCTAAATTTCTTTGAAAAGTAATATAAACATCTATAGAATTTGTATGCGGGGGTTTATATTTATAAATTGGATATTTTTGTTCTTTTTTATCTCTTATATATTTTTGTTCTAATCCTGTATAAATAATACCATCTAAAAGATAAGGACAAATAATTTTAGAATTATTTGTACATGCATCCCATATTAATTTACTATATAAATATACTTCAAAGTTTTCTCCACCATAAGGAAATAAAAATATTTTAGGATAAAATATAATATCATTTTGTTTAGCTTTACCTATAGTTTTATTTAAATTTGTATAAAAATTAACAATTTCATTTTCATAATGTTTTTCTAATGTTGCAATATCAAATTTTTCATTTAAATCTTTAATAACATATATATCATTTAAATTTTTACAAAAATCATATAAATATTTTAATCTATTTTTTAAAAATATTTCATTACGTAAATCTATATTATTATAATATAATGAATCAAATAACATAAAAACATATTTATTTTTATGAAATACTATTTCACCTTCTAATATAGTGTTATTTAAGTTTTTCATTTTATATTTAGTTTTTTTAATTTGTAAATTATTTGATATTAAATATATTATATCATTATATATAAATAATTGATGTTTTTCTCCATCTGTTTTATCTGATACTGCATATTTATTTGGTATTTTATCAACTATATGTTGTACTTCTGTTGATATAACATTCATTGAATATAAATTATTTGTATCATAACTTTCATTTCCAAATAATATTTTCTTATATTCTTTTAAAATATTTGTACTTTCATCTTTTGATATTAATACTTCACTATTTTCTAATACTTGTTTTATAATATTTATTTCATTATTAATAATTTTTAATATTTCACTATTTTCTTTACTGCCTTTTTTATTATATTCTAATTCTATTTCAAATTGATTATTAACATTATGTAATTCATCTGGATTATTAGCAAATTTTACAATTGTTAAATCCAATTTTAATTTTCCATTTTTATTATCAAATAAAATTAAACTTATACGATCTTTAAACCTAAATTTAATTTTATCTGCATCGCTATAATTAATATTTGATAAATTATCTAATATTTTTTTATTGTTTTTAAAATCTTCTTCTTGTGATGATCTTATACGTATATCATATTCATCAATATCAACAATATTTTTATGATTTTTGATTTTATTTGTGAAATTTATATTATCTGAATTAATAAATTGTGAAATTAATAATGAAAATATTACATTATTTTTTCTTTGATGAACTGTATTTAATATTTTATTAATTTTATCTAAACCATTAATAGTAATAATATATGAATTTAAGTTATCAGAATTA